GTAATATGGATTATACCACAACTGGGTATAATGTTTTTGGTAATGTAAAAATATACGGAATCATTTAGGAGATAAAATGGCGTACACACACAAAATGGTTAATGGTGAAAAAGTGCCGTTGACCGATTCAGAAATAAAAGAACTTGAAGCAAGAGATGTAGAGTGGGCAAAGGGTGCTTACGATAGAGCGATTGCAAATTTGAGAATGGAAAGAAATAATAAACTCGCAGAGTCAGACTGGATGGCCAACTCTGATGTGACAATGAGTTCTGATTGGAAGACTTATAGACAAAGTTTAAGGGATTTACCAAAAGATTTAGATACCGAAGACAAAGTAAATAAAGTTACATGGCCAAAAGAACCGTCATAAATATAAGAAGGAACAACAATGGCTGCAATTATTACAGAAAAATTTAGACTTCAAAACGCTGGACAGTTTGAAGAATCATTTTCAGAAACAAACGAACATTACTATATGTTCTTGGGAAAATCAAGTCCTTTCACCAGCGGAACTTCTGGTGGTACTGACACTTCACCTCCAACTCCAGTAGATGACATTACATCTGAAAACTATCGTTATGATTCAATGTTAGGATTAAACAAAATTGCATCAACTGATGTTGCAAGAGTAATAAATCGTAGAACATTTGTTTCTGGTACTACTTACGATATGTACGAACATAATATATCATCATCTAATGTGGCTAATAGTTCAAGTGCAACAAGTTTATTTGACTCTACATTTTATTTTATAACATCTGCACACAAAGTTTATAAAGTATTATATAATTTGAATAGTTCAACTGGTAATACACAAGCTTTAAGTTCAGAACCAACTTTTACTTCACCAGTAAAACAATTTGTTGGTGGTTATTATTTACAATATATGTACACATTATCAACTTCAGAAATATCAAAATTTCTTACAACAGATTTCATGCCTGCCACAACTGATTCAACAGTTTCTAGTGCTGCAGCCAGTGCAAGTGGCGATACTGCACCATTTAATGGTGCACCGATAGATGTGTTTCTAGTAACTAGTCAAGGTTCTGGTTATCCAAATGGTACTTATTATGCAAAAGTTCAAGGTGATGGTACTGGTGGTATATTAAAAATAGTAGTAAGTGGTAATGCAATTACATACTTTGGTGAAAGTGGTGTATCAACTGTTCAAGCAGCAGGTTCAGGTTATACATTTGCAACAGTAAGTCTTGCATCAACAAATATCTATACAGATACGGGTGCATCATCTTTAATATCAGGTTCTACACAAACAACTTGGAATTCTGCAAGTGCAGGAGCTATCACACCTATTATCTCACCTGTTGTTGGTCATGGTCGTGATGCACAAACAGAATTAGGTTCTCATTTTGTAATGATGAATACTAAATTTGAACAAGAAGAAGGTTCTGATATTACAGTACAAAACGATTTTAGACAAGTTGGTATAGTTAAGAATCCAACTCAATTTGGTAGTACAAGTTTATTTACAGCAACGACTGGTAGACAAACTAAAGCTGTATTATTAGCATCCAATTCAGGTAACTTTGATACAGATGAAAAAATTACACAAGCAACAACTGGTGCAGTTGGTAAAGTAGTAGAATGGGATGCAACAAATAAAATACTTTATTACTGTCAAGAAAGATTTTCAAATCACGGAGTTGATGCATCTGGTAATTTAATTGCATTTTCTGGAACTAATACAATAACTGGTGCAGATTCTAGTGCAACTGGAACACCATCTTCGAGTTCATCAACAGTAGATAGTGCAGTATTTGCCTCTGGATATTCAACTCCTGAAGTTCAACCAGATAGTGGAGATATCATATACATAGAAAATAGAAGACCAATTTCAAGAGCTTCTGACCAAACTGAAGATATAAAAATTATAGTAGAGTTTTAAATGGGACAATTAACTAATTTAAATATTTCACCTTATTTTGATGATTTTGATGAATCAGATAATTTTCATAGAGTTTTATACAGACCGAGTTTTGCTGTTCAAGCAAGAGAATTAACAACACAACAATCTATACTTCAAGACCAAATTGAAAAGCTTGGTAAAAATATTTTTAAAGAAGGTGCACAAGTAATACCTGGTGAAGTTGGTTTTACTGATGAATATTATGCAGTAAAGTTAAATTCAACATTTGCAGGTTCTGATATATCATCATATTTAAATACTTATGTTGATTCTGTGATTACAGGTGCTTCTTCTGGAGTAAAAGCACAAGTTATATCAGTATCGGCTGCAGACTCTTCATCATCTGCAGAATTGAGTGGTGGTGACCCTATAACATTATTTGTTAAGTATATTCAAACAGGTAACGATAAGGTTGCAGAAGTATTTCAAAATGGTGAAAATATTTCTTCTGATGTTGCAGTAGGAAGTTTTGTAATAGACCAAGAGTCAGCAACAGTTCAAGCATCAAGTGGTACTGCAACAGGTTCAGCTGCTTATGTTAATGCTGGTGTATTTTTTATTAGAGGACAATTTGTAAGAAATACTGAACAAAGAATTGTATTAGACAAATACACTAATTCTCCTTCATATAGAGTAGGTTTTACAATTACAGAAACATTAGTTACTCCTGAAAACGATACAAGTTTATTAGATAATGCTACTGGTAGTAGTAACGAAAATGCAAAAGGTGCTCATAGATTAAAAGTAGAATTGACACTCTCAAAACTTTCTTTGAACTCTACAGCAGACTCTAACTTTATTGAACTATTAAGAGTTAAAGATGGTGTATTATTATTTAGAACAAGAGATACAGAATATTCAATTTTAGGTGACACACTTGCAAGAAGAACATTTGACGAATCAGGCCATTATGTTTTATCTGATAGACAATTTCAAGTCATTCCTAAAGAAAATTTAAGTGATGGATTAAATGAGGGAATTTATTCATCGGGTTCAACAACAGATAGTGGTAATACTGCATCAAATACATTAATGACATTACAGGTATCTCCTGGTAAAGCATATGTCAAAGGTTATGAATTAGAAAAAATAGCACCAAGTTTTGTTGATATACAAAAACCAAGAACAACAAGAGAATTAAATGCAGGTATTACACCTGTTGAAGTTGGTAACTTTGTTCGTGCAACAAACTTATTTCATACACCAGATTTAACTCCAGAAATTGCTGGTGAAATTGCAAAACCATATAGAGAAGTTTCTCTACATGATAATTTTACGATAGCAAAAAGTGGTGGTTCTGCTGCTAGAGGAACAGAATCAGGTTCATTATTACCGTCTGGAAGTGCAGGTACAAAAATAGGTAATGCAAGAGTAAGAGCCATTGAATTAGATAGTGATAATAGTAGTGTAACAAATTTTTTAAGTACAGCTGCTGATAATGATACACGATATAAAATAAATCTTTTTGACATTAAAATGATAACCGAATTGGTAATGAGTGATACTGCATCTGGTGGTTTAAATGCAGGTTCTAAAGTTACAGGTGTAACTTCAGGTGCAACAGGTTTTGTTGACAACACAGGTGGCACTCGAATTAATTTAATAAGTGTAACGGGTACATTCACAAACGGTGAAAAAATTAAATCTACAAGTTCAGCTGAAACTGATGAGATAGTTGAAAATTCTAGTAATGTAGACTTAACAATTTCATCATCTCAAACATTTGATTTCAGTATGGTTCATTCAATGTTTATGAATGACCCAGATGCTGGAGAAGATTTTACTTGTGATACCGTACAAGAGTCAAATTTAACTTTAACTGGAACAGTATCAACAGAACCAAATAATAAAACTCTTACTGGTTTTGGTACATTATTTACAACAGAATTAAGAGTAGGTGATGCTATTGAAATACCATCCGGTAATAATGGTGTTGCTGAAAAAATCATTGTTGAATCAATAACAAGTAATACTCAACTTACTTATTATGTGTTAGAGGGTTTTGATGATGTTACAACTTCAAACACAACAAGAACTTCAACTACTGCGACCATAACATCTACTGGTGCATTTGCATCTGGTAGTGGTACTATTTTACCTGGTTCTGGAAACAGAACAGTTATAATAAAAGGTCATAACGCTGCTGCTTACAATGGTAAATTTACACTTACAAGAACTGGTGATAATACTGCAACTTATACTGTTACAGGTTCACCAACAACTCCAGACACAAGTTCTGGTACTGCATCGATAGTTACATTAACAAATAGTGTTACCACAGTTCCAGCAACAAGAACAAGAACAGTTTTAAAAGACCAAGACAGAAATATTTTATTAAGAAAATTACAAAAACCTTTTTGTAAAACATTATTAACAGATTCAAATAATGGTGTGTCTGATACATCATTTACATTTAGAAGACAATTTATTGTAACAGTTAACTCATCAGGTCAAATTTCAATGACTGCTGGTTCTAACGAAACATTTAATGCATTCAGTAATACTGATTATGTTATTTCAATTTTAGACCAAGGTGGTGCTGGAGGTACCGGACGAACAGGTGATATTGTAGATATAGATGGTTCAAATGTAACCACGAGTGGTTCAGGTACTACTTCTGCTACAATAACATCAACAACAGTATTTGGTTCTTCTGGTGATTATAAAGTCAAAGTTGTTGCAACTTTAACAAAGACTTCAGTTCAGCAAAATACAAAAACAAATAATGCAATGCATCTTATAGATGTAGATAATGATGGTGTAGCTGGTGGTGCAATTTATGGTACATCTGCTCATCATAAAGAAATATCTTTAGGTAGAGGTGATGTTTATAATTTAAGAGCTGTTTTTGAATCAGCTGCATCTGGTACAGATGTAACATTACCACAATTTACTGCATCAAGTTTTATTGGCACATTTACTAAAGGTGAAAGAATTATTGGTGGAACCAGTGGTGCGATTGGTGAGATAATTCATTTAGTTTCACCTATAACATATGTTTTAAAATCGAATACAGACTTTTCAGCAGGCGAAACTATTACAGGTCAAACATCAGGTGCGACAGCTGTGGTTGGAACATTAACTGCAGGTGATAATGATGTTACAGCAAATTATACATTAGACGATGGTATGAGAGATAATTTTTATGATATTGCTAGAATTGTAAGAAAACAAAACGCACCACAAGCAGTTGGTAAAT